TTATTGGGTTAGCCACACCTCCATCGCCCGCAGCGTTGCTGCCCGGCGTTCCTTGGCGCCCACCATCTTGGGACCATTGATCAAGCGTGTGATCCCAGCCGAGTCATCTCGGTCAGCCAATGCCGAACACCGTTTGCTGTCCCAAAACCTAAGCGCGACTACAGCAGCCGTTGGAGGATCGCGCGCCAGATCAGGCTTCTCCACCAGTGGCATACCAACGGCCAAACCAATCGCCCAGAAATTGTCCTGGCCGGTCAGCTGCAGATAGCCTGATCCGCGATACCACCAACCATCACCGCTGTCCTCCGGGCCGTTGCCCAGGCGGTTGGCATAGACCCGGTTAGCAATCGCCTCAGGCCCGCGCGCGATCAGAGCCTCGGCATCCTTCAAATCACGCACAGCACGGAACATTTCCAGCAGGCGCTGCGGTGTCTTGTAGTTGAGGTCTTCTTCAAAGGATGTAAAGCCAGCTGTCTCCACAAACACTTGGCCCATCAAGTGCCACAGCCGCCTGGGTGTCGTCACCGAACTTGCCAGCCGTGCCGATTCCAGTGCCTGCGCGTGCAGCGAAGGATTCCGAATTCGAGGCGCAAACTTCAGCAGCTTTTCAGCAGAAATAACAACGTCAGGCATTATCTTTTCCAGGTTGCTTGCAAGTGCTTCTCAGCGATGCTGAGTAGCTCTTTCTGATCGCCATCCGACACGCCCAAAAATGGCCGTGCCGGAATCGTCACCTGCTTCTTGAGCAGGTACTGCGTTACACCCTTGTCATCCACCAACATGAACTGACCTTTGAGCGACTGAACGACGTGCAGGCCTGTCATGTTTCGCGGGCTCCCAGCAGCCCGCGCCGCAGGCGTCACCGGGATCGACAAGAACGGTCCAGCCTTGGCCCGAATCACGCCACCAAATTGGTGGATCGCGGCATAGATCACATTCGTTCCAACGGCCACGCTGCTCTCGGTCGCTTGATAGGCCAGCGAGTTGCGAAGACGCCTGGTCAAACTCAGCGTTTGCCCACCTTCGTTCTTCGCCCGCCAGCTCTTCTCCCAGGCCTTTCCGTCCGGCCCGGTCGCAGTCCGAAACCGCAGCTGGGCACCCGTCTTCAGAACACGCCCCATTGCTTCAAACGTGGGCTTCATTCGCCCACCCAAGGGCAGGCCCAGACGCAGCTTTTCAAGCGCCGCCTGCACGCCGGAGTCGACCACCTTCACGCCATCGCTACTTGCCATCGCGGAAGGCCTTTTCTTTCTGCACCAGCAGCTCGCGGTCGCGGTCCAGATCCGTTCGACTTGAGCCGGGCGCATAACCCCAACCTGGGCCAATGCCTTGTGGCACCTGGCTCACTTCACCAGTGGCCGGATTCGTGTACTCACGCATCTTCATCGGCGGGGCCTTGTCAGCCACCTCTTTGCCCAACGCTTTGACCTGATCGCCGCTCAGCTGGATCACACCGCAACGGCAACCCCAGTCGTTCGGTGGGTAGTGCGTCTCCCACCACGGGTCATCCGCAGGCAACACCGTGCCGTCCCAGGCCGCATGCTCTGGCCGTGTGTGTGCGTCATGAACGGCGTCATACATCAGGTAGGGCGCATCTGCCTTTGTCTGCTGAATCTCTGCCCACTGACCTGCCGCATAACTGGTTTGAATGTTGGTCTCAAAGATCGTGCGCAGGCGGCGCGGGCTGCCCAGCTCCACTTCTTTAAGTTCACCCGTTGCCGGGTCGGGCATCTCAGCTCGGCCCCACCATCCGGCCTCCAGCATGCGGGGCTGTAAAGCGTCTTTGAACTGATGAAACGTCTGGCCCTCGGCCAATGCCTTGTCTACCGCTGCTCGCACATCGCGTAGCAAGTCGACGTTCATCATCTTGGCGACCGTGAAGGCGGCGTCGTGCTCGTACTGCCAGATTTCCTGCCAGGCAAACGAGGTGCTGTAACCCTTGCCACGAAAGAAGGCGATCGCCTTCTTCGGGTCCAGGTCAAAGCGCAGCTCGGCACTCATGCGTCAAACCTCGCTGGCCTCGGCTTCGACCGGCTCATATGTTTGAGCGAACACTTCGGCGCTGCAAGGGTACAGCTCGCCTTCAATACCCCGAATCAGCCAATCGTTTCGCAGGCCCACCAGGCGACCTTGCGGCGTCGCGATAGAGATGGCATTGGACGCAAAAATAATCTTGCCCGCCTCATAGGCTTTACGCACCCAGCCGGGCAGCTTGCTCCAACTAACTCGTGAGTGCTGCATCGCATCTGCGATGCGTACAGCCTCAACGGTGATTGGTTTCATTCGGAATAGCATCAAGAGGATCCTTTGTTCAAGTCGTTCGGCGCTATGCGTCGTCCAGGTCGCAAGACCCGCACTCCACGTCATCGCCCATGTCGCACATGCAGCACTTTTCAACGCCACACCAAGGACACTCGCTCAGGCCTTGGGGAGCGTCTGGCTTGTTACCCTTTCGGTCAGCCGAACTGGCTCCACATCCTGGACACTCTTCGTCGGTTTCTCGATAGCTCATGCTTATTGGTCTCCAAGCAGCTTTTTCACGGCTCGGGCCATCAAGCCCGGCTTCTTTGCCACCGGCTTCGCCAACCCTCGCCCCATCACATGCCCGGCAAACGTTGCCCGCGCAATCGTCTCCACCGTGGCCGGATCAGGCTTGGCATGCAGCAGGCCAGTGAGTCGCTCACGGAACTGCACCAGGTCGCCCGTTTCATCCAGCAGGTTCACCAAGTCCTCCATCGGCTTTCGCATCAGCGCTTGCCACTGGGCCGCCAGCTCCTCGGCACCGCTTTGGATCGCTTCCTGCCGGGCCTGGTTGAATGCCCGTTGAGCGGAGGCCTTGCCAAGCGGCAATCCTTCAGCGAAACCTGCGGTTGCCGGGTCATCGGCTCGGGCGCCCCTGGTGTCTTCGTCTTCCGCGCCCGCTTCCAACGCTGCGTCAACGGCGTAACCCTGGGTCTGAACAGGCGCAGTTAACACAGATGGCGGTGCCTTGCGCGTCCATCCCTCGCCATAGGTCTCGGTGATGTACTGCTCGCTGGGCTCAAAGCCCATTTGAAATAGCTTTGAATCCCGCTCGGCCAGCTTGGCCGTGTCTTCGGGCTCATCAAACACATGCTCCAACTTGGGCAGGCCAGCGCCCGGCATGTTGTATTCAACGATCCAACGAACCAAGGTGTCGTTCAGCGTCTCGTCCAGCTCATTGGCGTCATCCATCGCCACTTCAAGCCGCACATCGTTCTGCACGTTGGCTTGGTTAGAGCCCAAGCCCGCGCTCGCGGCCGTGGTACTCATCGTCTCGCCCAGCACGGCCTTGCTGATCTGCTCGTCCATATAGCGGACCAGCTTTTCATAGGTATCCACCGAGCCACTGCGCGAGGCTTCAATCAGTTCAATCGCCATCCCTTCGGGAATGATCACGCCCGCATCCCGGCTGATCGCAGCAAGAGCCCCCAGCAGCTTCTTCTGCTCATCCTTCTGCGCGCCAGCCGGATACTTGCCCAGGGCTGTTGGGGCACCGAATTTATCGGCGAAGGTCAGCCAGAACGTGATGCCATTGCGCTTGAAGAACACGGGCCAATACAGCATGGAGCCCAGCCCTGCGCCAAAGGGGCTGTCATCGTCGGCACCCCTGCGATGCACGATGAACTTGCGTGCAGGCATCACCTCGCCTTGCAGCAGGTTCTCTCGGGTCAGCAGGCGCAGCTCATCCTGCAGGCCGAAGGTGAAGCGGCGTGGGTCGCGCGCCTTGATCGTCTTGGGCAATACCAGGCCGTCACGTACCTCCCACAAAATCTCGCTGGGTTGAAAGCCATTCAGGTTTGCTTCCAGCAGGCGCTTGCAAATGTTGTTGAACTTGAGGTGTTGCAGTGCCTTGGTCACCAGCTCGGCCGCCGCCTTATCGGCTGGCTTCTCACTCGCTGCGTTCACTACCCAAGTGCGACTGGTCACGGCCAGCTTGCGCTTGGCGAGCACAGCCCCCGCGTGCGCATCACGCTTCAGCTCCTGATAAATCTTCAGGCCTTTGGAGCCGCCACGCGCCTTGATCGTGTCGTCTTCGTTGAACTGCACGCCACCAAAGAAGACGCGGTGCGGGTCGCGTGTGATGCTCGCAATCTCTTGCGTCATCGGTTCGCCGTCTTTATCCAAAATCATTGTCAGTACCCCATGCGGCCGGTGTTGAGGCCATGCCAGGTGTCACCGCTCCAGCCGTCTAGGCCGGATGACACACGTTCAACGCCAAGCGACTCGTACTCGATGGGCGCGAAGTCCGCTCGGCTTGCGTAGTGGGCTAGCAGCAAGCTAACGCCCGCATCACCGTGACGCTTCTCACCCTCAGCATCGGTACTGCGCTTGTCAGGAATGCGCGGTACACCCTTGACCACCTCAAACGCACGCAGGTCGCTTAACACCTCGGCATCGCGGGGCAGCTCAATCGTGGCGTCTTCAAACGCGGCTTTGAAGGGGGCCGTGTTCTCGCGGTACCAGCTCTCGCTCAGCATCACCTGTTCAATGCGCTGGGTGCCGTAACGCTGCATCGCTACCTCGGCCAAGTACTGACCATTGCCGCGCGCATCAAAGGCTGCTTTGCGGAAGCGCGGCAGGCGGTCCAGCAGATAGAAAACTACCTGCTCTTGCTGCTTGAAGGGTGCGTTACGCAGCTCTACCATGAAAGGGAACCTACGCTTCAGCTGCTGAGTCAATTGCCAGGGGCTCAGCACAGTCAGGTCACCAGTTCGACCAAAGTCTTCACCCATGCCGCTCTCCAGCGATGGGTCTAGCCGCGCCAGCTCAGGCGCCAATTGCGCAATGATCCAGTCTTGGCAGTCTGCCCAGCGGATATGATCAGGCAGCGTTTCAAATCCCTTGGGGCATTTCCAGCGCAGCACCTGGCCGTCTACCATGCGCGCCTCAATCAAGGCCCGGCTCAACCAGGTGCCGCCGCTATTGGCAGGCACGCAATCCAGCTCTTCTTCCGCCCCCGCGCCGTAAAAGCTATAGACCGAGTCCACCCAGGCTGTCTGCTCGGCCTCCACCCAAGGCTTGCTCAGCCGCAGGCACACCCGCTCATACAAGCCCTCAGCCACGGCCTGGCGGAAGGGGATGTGGTGCACCGTGCCGCTGCGCGTGCCTGCCGCGATATCCGTCTTGAGCGTGTTGAACGCGTTCTCCACCCCGTTGTGCGTGCTGATCACCCGCACCTTGCCGCCCCAAATCAGCATGGCCATCGCTGCCTTCAGCAACTCGTCCAGCTGATCATGGAAGGCCGCTTCGTCAATCACGATGATGCCCTGGCGACCGCGTAAATTGCTGGGCCTGCTGCTCAGCGCGACGACGCGAAACCCACTTCCCGGGAAACGGATCGTGTAGGTCTTAATGTTCTTGTCTTCGTCGGCTTCTTCCCAAAAGCCTTCTTCAATCTCACCCGCCGCCCGATTGAAGGCCTTGGCCCACATCGCGCAGGCCTGGATGTACTCAATCGTCATGTCCTGGTTGTAGGCGATGTAGTACACGTTTTGGCCGCCCGCTTCACGCGAGCTGCTCGCCGTCAAAATATCGTCGGCAGCCTCGGCCCAGGTCAGGCCCGTGCGGCGGCTCTTTTCAGCGACCTTGAAGGCGCTTTGATCGGCAATCCACCGCTGCTGATAGGGCAGCAAAACAGCGGGCACATTCAGGCCCGCTGTGTTTGGAATTTTTGGGGCAAGTTCGATCATCACCAGCAGGGGCTCGGAAATCAGCCGTGCAGGACGTGCTGCAGCATCGCCTGAGCGGTAGGCGCATCCAGCAGGTTGGTGCCCGTGCGGCCTGGCTGGCCAGACGCACCGTCCGGGTGGACATGCGCCGGAACAGGCCAGGTCAGGAAGCGGCTGACCTGCTCCTGCGTAGGGCCAGCCAGCCGGGTGCGCAGGGCATACCCTTCCAGCAGCCAAAGCTGATCCCGGGCCTTCGCCTCGGCCTGGGCCTGCGCCATCTTGAAGCCCAGTTCGGCATTGAAGTTCTCGGGGCTCACGCACGCGCTTTGCCCGCTAGCCAGCAGGAAGTTACCGTCCAAGAATGCATGCACGACGGTGCTGGTGGTCTGCTCCACACGGCCTCCGACATAGGTAACTCGCCCCATCATGAAGTCGATATGTTCCTTTGTGACGCGGGGCGCGGTCAGGCCCTTGGTCTGAATTTCTTGTTCAATGGCTTGGTCGTTCATGTCAGTCCTTATTGGTTGAGGGGCGTCGGCAAGGCATGGGATTTGGGCGAATCAATTACTGGGCAATGCCCAAAATAGCCCGGCGAATCTCAGCCGCTGAGTCGGCCGAGAGGCCGCCTGTTCGTGCGATGCGGTCTGCCGCTTCGGCCGCGTGTTGGGCGCGCTCCGCCACTTCACGCATGAACTGCTGCTGCGCGATGCTGGCCCGAACCAGCGGCGCCATCGCCTTGGCAATCTTTGCGATATCGACGCTCTCCGGGTCGATATCGTCCATGTCCCGCAGCAAGCCAAACAGACGCTGCTGCAGCATCTGCATCGTGGCCCTGGCCATCGCGTCTGTGTCATCAGGCGCGGCGGCGACCAGGGCGCGAGCCTCTTCGGTGCTGCGGCGCAGATCGGCCAGGCGGCGCTCCATTTGGCTGCCGTAGCGGTGAATGCTGCTCTTGCCCACCTCATAGCCCTGGTCACGCAGCCAGGCTTCCAGCTCCACATAGCCGCTGAATCCACCTTGGATCAGGCGCTGGTCCAGCGCCTGGCGGGTGCTTTCAGGCAAGTCCAAAATCTTGCTGCGCTCGCCCATAGGTCCGCTCAGCCTGCAGAGAACTTGGGCCGAGCGATGCCAGGCTGAACGTCTACCGTGTACTCAACGACGTCAACGCCATAGCGCGTTAGCTCGCAGTGCCAAACATCGGTGGGGCTCTTGCTGATCGTCACCAGAACGCGGTCCAGCAGGTAGTCCAGCTCGCGCCGAATCTCCTTCTCTGTCGCGTCAGGATAGGTCGCCTGGATCACCGACAAAAGCATTGGGCTCACTGCCCCAGCAGGCCGGGCCACGTTCAGCGCAACCAGCAAGTACCAGCGAATTTGTTCTCGCCGCAGGCGAGCCATCTGCATTTCCATCTCAGCGCTCATTTGCTGCTGCTCCCCTTGTTATTGCTGCTGGTGTAGGCCTCACGAATAGCCTGCTCCATGCGCATCGCCACGTGGTCAATCTTGGTCATGATGGTGGCGATGGCCTGCGTGTAGTCCTCGCGCCGCACGTAGTCGCGGGGCAGCTCGGCCTTCAACTCCATCAAGTCGCGCTCCAAGCGCCGGTTTGTTTCGTCTTGGCTTTTCAGCCCCTGCGAGACAGCCTGGAACTTCTCGTCGATGCTCTTCTGCGTCGCGGCCATCAGCATCTTGGCGATGCCCCAGAACGCGCCGCAGATCATCGAAAACATGAGCACCAGCTGCCATGCGTCAAGTTCAAACTTCATGATGGCCTTGGCCCTTTTCCAAAAGTTCCAGGCGGGCCTGGCAGTCAACACAAAGCTGCACGCCTGGCAAAAGGCGGCGGCGCTCTTCGGGTATCTGTTCGCCACAACGGTCGCCTGTGCAGGTCTCGGCGCTGACCATTCGTCCGCCCCCAGTTGCTGGCCGTCGGTTTCTCTCAGAAGTCCGACGCTGGTGTTCGAGGGCGAGGCGCAGCAACATTTCGCTTTGATCGTTGGCGCGGTCGATGAGGTCGCTCATGCTGCAGGGCCACGCAGCTGCTTCAGCTGCTCTGCCTGGATCTGGTCCTTATCGCGGCTACCGCGAGAGGATCCAAACTCAAACTGGTGGGCATCACGAAGGCACAGCCCGAAGATCCCGGCAATGGTGGACAGCAGCCCGACCACTTCGCCAGGAATGTCCTTTCTGAAGAAAGTCAGGACAGCCAAGCAAGCGATCAGCCCAACCACATCCATTGCCACCATCACATCAGCGCGAACGTTATGCATGCCGCGTTTGATGAACTCCGTATCCCGGGCCCGGGCGTTTTGGACGTCGGCTAGGTAGGCCTGTTCCATCGCATCGTTCGACGCCAAGACCTTCGCTTGAAATGCGAGCTGCATTTCGCTGTCTTGCCTGATCGCGGCCAGTGCTTCCTCGGGCGTCTTCCCGCCCGACACAGCCTGGGCGATGCCCACCACTTGTTCGGCAACGGCCGTGCTGGTTGCACCTGCGCCGAAGTAGCGCATCAAGCTCGGCGCAAACTGGGCCAGGCCCATAACGATAGGCAGTAGGGGCAGCATGGCTCAGCTCCGATGTGCGCGCTTGTTGCGCAGTTGATTGCGCCGCTTGCGGGCCTGGCGCCGGTCATGCGCAACGGACCAACCAGGTGCGGGGTAGTTGAAGCTGCGCCTGAAGCCACCGCCACCGCCGATCAGGCGGTCGAGACGCTTTTCAAAGCTGCTGCCTGGGCCTTTGAACGGCTTCGCTGCAGCCTGGTCTGCCGGGAGTACCTGCCCGTTAGAAACGTGCGAGAGTCTTTGCAGACTATTCCCGACCTGTAGGCTGATGCTTGCGCCTAGCAAGCCAGCTGAGGCGACAACAAATGCGAGGGATGACTTGATGCGGTTCATGTCGGCCATGTTGGCCGCCGCACCCTGCAATGTCTTTTCGCTTGTGCGAAAACAAAAAGGCCCACATTTGTGGGCCTCAAAGGTCGTTTGAAGGGGCTGAATCTGGGTGATTCGCTCGCCCCGAGATTAGATCACCAGCGCTGCCAGGCGACTACCTTCTCGTTCATCACCACGAGCTGCAAACGTCCGGCGCGGTAGACCGAGGCCACACCGTCATTGCGATTCACCTGGCTCACCAGCGTCAGCTCACCCACACAGCTGCGCGCCCTGGCGAGCGGCATGCCAACGGTGGGCTTTGCATAGTCCGCGCCGCACACCTGGCGCCGTGTTTTGTCTTGCCGTGCTTGCTCGGCCAGCTGGCTGTCGTACTTCTTTTGCTCTGCAGCCATCTTTTCATTGCCTTGCTGCAGCCAGTAGGCATCACCTTCTTTGCGTGCCTTGGCGGCCTGCATACGCTCCTCGGCTTCGGCCTTCAGCGCAAGCTGCTGGGCTTCGCGTGAAGCCTCGTCTCGCTCGCCTCTCGCCCTTGTGTCAGCGTCGCGCTTGGCCTTCTCGGCATCCCGGGCGGCTAATTCGCGCAGACCATCACAAACGACCGGGTCTATAGGTGCGCCGTTAGCCCAGCGACAAGCTGCCAAGTCTTCACCAGCGGCCAAGGCAGGCCCGGCAATAGCCAGGGCTAGAGCAAACGGTATGAAGCGATTCGGCATGTTGCAGCCCTCCAAAGCAGGAGTCTAGCCCGCCTCGTCTTCAAACAGGCCACGTTGAGTTCTGGCGGTCGACTCAGCTCGGGCGGTCGCCAGCATCCGGTAAACCTGCTGAACGCATACCCCGTACTTCGTTGCGAGTTCAACGTGATTGTTGCCGGTGAAGTCGGCCCACATCGCTGCTCGGCGTTGGCGCTGGCGCAGGGTGTTGCCCTTGGGCCAGTAGTTTGGTTGGCCGCCAAATCGCTCGCGCACATGCTCGGCTACCGTTTCCGCGACTGCAGAGGCGTAGTTAAGTTCGATACCGATATTCTTCAGCTCACCCTCAACAACCTCGGCCAGCTCGCGCAAAAGCGGGGGATAGTCGGCATCCAAACTCAAAGGTTTGATTGATGTTGCCGATTGGGACACAAGCAACCCCTGGCTTTGCGGCAGCTCCTTATTCATGGTCTATACCTCCTACATTATTTTTGGCTGGCTCGGTACTTTTCACGCAGCCTTTGTTTGATTTGAAATGGGACAAGCAAGACCTGACCCCTTCCAAATCCCTGATGGTGACTATTACCTTTGATTTGGTGTTTTTCACATCAAACTCCTTCGCCATCCGATGACTTTGCAATCGGAAACTTGTCGCCTTTGTTCCACGCCCGCGCTTTGATGCGATCGCGCGCCGCCAGCGTTGGCGCACGCACTGAAGCCGATGCGGCTCGCTGTGGCTCTGGCAGCTTCAGTGCAGGCGGTCTGGGCGGAAGATGGCCAACCAACTGACCGGGAGCGGGCCAACGCTCAGCACGGCGAGCCAATTCAATGAAGGCCGCAGGAAGCCTCTCGCTATCAAGCTCCTCAACCCAGGGCCGACCAGCCCACAAAACCTGAACCCAGCTCACGAAGGTCAGAGGCAGCACCTCAGCAGATGGGCAGCCTTGGAGACTCAGTGCGTAAAGCATCTGCAAACCATCCACGATGCGGTTGTGAAACCAGGCTGGCGCCTCGGTGCTGCAGCTGCTCATTTGCGCATGCCTTCCAGCGCAACCAGGGCGCTGCCAGTCTTGCTTTGAGGTACCTTGCTGACCTTTGCTTGCTGGGGGGCAGGCATGGCCTCAAATCGGCCTGCAGTGCTCTCCAAAACACGGCGCAGGTAGTTGTGGTTACCCAGAGGCTTCCAGCCCGCCTGAGCCCGTTTTTCATCTAGGCCCCGTGCAGCTTCGAGCAGGCCGAATGCCAGCGCCCCTTGATCGGACTCCAGGGCAAGTACTTCACGGGCCATCCGCAAGGCCCGACCCCACCCGAGCTGCTGCTTCGCCGGTCGAAAGTAACCTAAGTAATGAACAAGCGGCCGAGCCAGCTCAGCGGGCATTGCCGCCATCATGCCGATCAGTTCGCGACCGGCATCATCTTGTAGTGCAGCCTCAAGCGGGAGGTGGGCATGGCAGCAAGGGCAGGTCAGCTGCATCATGGGGCCTCCGGGGCAGTCAAGGCGACGCGCTTGGTACGGCTGGACTTGCCATCAGGCTCGGCGAGAGGGGCTCGAATTTGGCTAGGCTTGACGCTGGCCCAACTCACTTCCACTTCACCAGTCAAGGTGTAGAGATAGGCCCCAGCCCCAGCGTAGTTACGGGTGGCCTTTTGCGCTTGCTGCAGCAACTGGGCCACTTTCATGCCAAGTTCGGCGGGCATGATGAATTCGTCAATGCCACCAATAGTCAGGCAGCACAGCGGTTTGGTTTGTCGGGTTGCCATATGGTTCCTCGGCTCAAAAAGGAAAGGGCCAGGCCTTGCCACGGGCGCGCGCATCTTCTTGCGACCGCTTGTTAGCCGCGTCCCCGGCCGCGTGGGTGTAGGCATCGTCGGAGGGGTCAGGCGGCCGGGGTGCTGGGGTGCTGGGTTGCTGGGGCTTCATTTCTCTTGCCTCCGTTTCTGGTCGTACATCAGCGCCGCGATGAGGCTTTGCAGCTGCTCAGCGTTGGCGAACTCCACTCGGTCGACCTTGAACATGCGTTTGCACATGCCATGTGCATAGGCCCAGGGGCGGCCTGCGTCGGCCAGCAGCGCCTCTACCTTGCCGACCTGTGCCGCGCGGTCAGCAGGCGGCTTTGCGGGGCGGCCAGGGTGCTTGCCTGGCTTGCCTGCGGCATGACCCAGCACGGCACCGCTGGCTGCCATGTAGGCCAGCACCTTGGAGCGACCCGCGTGGTCCAGCTCGGCCGAACTCTTCACACGGGCCTGCGCCCACAGCACGGCGCGATAGGTGTCGTCATCCCAGCCCAGCTGCTTCTTGGCAATGTGGATTTGCGCCAGGCCGCTGTTGCGGCTTTGCGCTGGCCTTGCGGCGCGCACGGCATTCATGAGCGGGCCTCGCTCTCATACGTCAGCCGCACCAGGGTTTCGCCGGGCACGCGGTGCTCGGGCAGGGCCTCAGCCTGGCGCTTGCCCGGATCGGGCCAGAGCTTGCATGCCAGGGCCATACCTGCTGCCACGGCACCACCCGTGCAGCTGGCCCGTTTGCCGCGCACCGTGGCCGTCACGTAAGCACCGGACCGGTCGAACACTTTGACCACCGTCGTGGCCTGTACAGCGGGGCTCACGCTGGCACCTCGGCACGTGCGGCATGGATCTTTCCGAACGCTTGGTTTGATGCGGCCACGCCTATCTTGACGCCCTCTAGGCAGAGTCCCTCCAGGCGCTCCAGCAACGCTCGCTCATCAAGCGCGTTGATACCAAACGCTGCGGCAATCACTGCCACCTTGAGCTGGTCAAGGGCGCTTAGAACTTCAGAGGAAACTGGCTCGGTGGACTCATCAGCCCACCAAAGCGGCGGGTATTGCAGCGGCCAACCGCTCCAGTCAAACCACTGACGCGCGTCAGAGTCGTACCAGCCTCGGTCTTTTCGTTGAATGCCGTCATCGCACATGACGGCGATTTCAACGGTCGCCATGTGCCGGGGCATCTTGACTGTTGGGCTGATCCATTTGATCAGCTCAAGCCGATAATCAGGGCGAGTGGATTGATTCGTGTTAGTCATTGCAGCCAGCCCCCACTTTGTCCAAGTCCAGGACCAACTCGCAATCGACGATTGCTTCCCGGATCAGCCGTGTCGTTTGCGCTGCAAACACCAGCGTGCCGCCGCTGGCGTCCAGCACCACCAGCTCGCCCGTGTTGAGCAGGCCCACTCGCGTAGGCTGCGGCGGCCTGGCCTTGAAGGCGGCGCGCACCTGTTCCATGAGGGTGGCGATCATTTCTTCACCTCGGGTGTTTTGCTGGTGGTGCAAGTCAAGGTGAAACCATTGCCCAGGTCCAGGGCCAGGCCCTGGCCCAGAGCGTTGAAGCCGAGGCGCTTAGCTGTGATGCCAACCAGCTGATGCACATCTTCCAACTGCAAGCGTCCAGGGCATTCATCAGACCAAACAACTGCGTTCTGTAAGTCCGCCAGCGTGGCCCTGCGTATCTCCGTTGTTCGCGTTCCCATCGAAGTCTCCTATGGTTTGAAGAGGGTTTAAACCGAAGCCAGGTCCAGCGTGATCGCTTGGTATTTGTCGGTGTCCCCGACGCGTCGGTAGAGGCGCACATAGCTGCGGCTGCCCACCACGCTGAAGCTCTCGCCAATCGCATCCATCGCGCGCAGCCACTTGGGCGCGCGGATGTTCAGGCGGCGCAGGCCCAATACTCGATTGGTGTTGACGTCGCCCTCGGCATTGACCTGGAAGGCGTCATTGATCAGCACCTTGATTTCGTCTGAGCTGCCGTCAGACCATTCGGTGATGCACTCATCGATCAGCGCCTTGGCTGCTTTAAGGCGCTCGTCGAACTTGATGTTCTCTTGCACCTGGCGCACGACTTTGAACTCGCCGTCGAAGCTGTACAGCGTGACGTTGCCCTTGTCGCCGCCCAGCTTCACTTCAAACTGCTCGGCGCTGGTGATCACCATTGCGGCGATATCTGCGAAGGCGCGGGCTTTGTACTCAGCAAGCGCCTTGTTGATCACAAGGGCTTTGCCGATGAGGTCGCGCACGGTCTGATCGCGCAGCTTGTCAATCGGCTTGACCATGCTCTCGGGAACCAGTCGGCCTTGCGCGTCGCGCATGAAGCCAGTGGGGACGTCTGTTTTGATCTCGCTCATGAGATTTCCTTTCAGTGAGGTTTTGGATGGATGGGAGCGTCGGATGAGGCTTCCAAAATGCTCTTCGCGCGGGCCAGATTGGCGATGCATGAATCCCGGCAGCACGGCAGGACGGCGGCGATGCTGACGTAGATGCTGAGCAGAGCCGATAGGACTGCCTCATGCGGAACATCAAGCGAATTGAGAAGATCGTTGATCCGATCCCCGACCTTCAAGACTTGTTCTCTGGATGGCTTGGGCATGGTTGTCCTTTAGGTAGGCAAATGCAGCTGGCCCAGCAGATCAGCCAGGGGCATGCGGCGCAGCTGTGCTTCGATACCGAGGCTGTGCATGGCGCGGGCCCGCAGGAACTGGCAGCAGGCCTCCAGCTCCTCGGCCGTCTCCGCGATGTAGTAGCCGGTGCTGGGGGTGCCCGCGATGGCGATGCCCTCATTGCGCGCGGTGCTGATCACGCTGCGCAAAGTGCGCTCGTCACAGCCGACGACGGCGGCCAGGATCCGGGCACTGACGCCATTCGCTGCGCCTGTGTTATGGACGGCGAGCACCTGCAGGAGCTTGGTCTTGACGTAGTCGATCTGTGGGCTGGATTCATGCATGTCAGCCTCCGAACATCAAGAAATAGCAACCGGCGCAAATTGCCATCGTCAGGGAGACATACACCTCCGGCTCCTTGAGCCATGAGGCGAGGAAGTCCCAGGCCTTAGCCCATGCGGACCGATGCGTGCGGATCACTTGAACGGGTTTCATGTCTGCTTGCCCTCCTGTGTTGCGAGCGCAGTTGCCGACTTGGCCCCGGCTCCGTTGAAATGCGGGCACTGGCCCGCCTTAATGAATCGCCCGCTGCCTCGGCACGCATGCCAGGCCTGTGCGTGTTGCGGGTTGCCGATGCCTGTGCCTGACTTACCAGGCTGGCGCTCCTGCACGTCTTGGCAGACGCGCAGGCTCACATCGCCCATCACCGGGCAATCGCACTCAGCGCCCATCAGCTCACCGCGCACGCGGCGTTCAATGCGCAGCGTGTTGGCCTTGTAGTTGCCCGAGAGCACCTGGCTGACGGTGGTTTCGCTGACGCCGATCTGCTGGGCAGCCTGCGCCTGAGTGCCGCGTTCGCAGGCCAGGCGCAAGGTATGCAGCCAGGTGTCGGTGAGGCGCTCACGCACGCGCTGCTCAATCTGTTTGGTGTCGGCCATGTAAGACCCCTTCAGGCATTGATTGATCGTGGTGGCGCTGTAACCCAACATGTTTGCGGCGTGGCGCTGGCCGTACTGTCGGCAGTGGTCGGCCAGGTGCTTGAGCCAAGCGGGTTGAGTTGCTTCGGGGCTCATTTCTGCACCTCGCCCTTGTTGTTCCAAGTGGTGTCGGTGTTCCGGTCGTAGACACCATTGCCGTCAGCGCGTGCGATTGGGGCGATTGGTCCAGTATTTCGAACCAACGTGATCACCTCCTGGACGCCTGCATAGCGCCGTGTACGAGGGCGCGTCACTTTGATGAAGCCCGCTTTGATCAGGGCGCTCACGTAGGCGCGGACCGTGGCGTCAGCCAACTCAGCGGTGGCGCTGATATCGCCGCGCGTGCAGGTGCGCAAGATGCGCAGACTTTGCCAAGCGCGTTGAAGGCCAGGAGCCACAGAGCTTTTGTTGTAGGCTCCGGTTTTGCGGGTCATCAGCGTGCTCCCGCCTTGGCTTTCGGTGCGCCGCCCATATGCAGCTTGCGGTCACCCCATTGCTCACCGGTTACCACCGCCCAGCCGTTGGCTTTCGCAAATGCTTCAATGCGAGCAAGCCCCACCGCCATCAGTCCCATCGACCCAGCTGATTCAGTGTGTAGGCGCTGCAGCAGCTCTTCGTCCAGGCTCACCTCACACACCGTCGAGGCCAGCGTGCGAGCATCGTCCAAATCGCTCTGCAGGAATTCAACCCAGTGGCTGATGCGCCGGGCAAGCTGAGGGCGATGCACAAGGCGGCGTTCAATACCCTCCATGCCGATCAGCACCACAGGGACGCCACTGAGGTCGTGAATGTCGCGCAGCGTCTCAATCATCTTGATGTTGCCGAGCAGATAGTCGGCCTCATCCACAAACAGCGGGCGTTGCGTCTCGGTCAGCGCGCTCACGATGTAGTCCACCATCGCGGCGCTTTTGCTCAGCGGCGTCGCGCCCAACTCAATCATGATTCGGCCCAGCATGGTGCTGGGCGTCCAGGTCGCGGCGGCCCGCACATAGATGCCCCGGGTTCTGTTCACCAGCCAGGTGATGGCCGTGGTCTTGCCAGCGCCCGTGTATCCGTACACCAGCGCCATGCCAGGGATGCCTGCATCGCGGCCACTCAGGGCCTCATACGCGAGCTGCAGGGCGGCGACGTTCTTGACCAGGGCGAGTTTGTTGCGCATAAAATGGACTCCTTTGTTGTGTCAATCAATGGCCTTCGTGGCCCGTTCAAATCGCTCCTGAACCGCCTGCAACGCGGTCAGGGGCGTTTTCTTTTTCAGCCTTGGCCTGCTCGGCCACCAGCTCAGTCAAGCGGCGATAGCTGGCGGGTTGGGCGCGTTTGAACTGCGCCAGGCAGTCGGCCTCCTCCAGGCTCAGCTCACGCACATTGGCTTGGCGCAGCAGCCAATCCACCCGCTGAGCAAGGCTTTCAAACATCGGGGTGGCAATACCGCCATCGCGGGCCTGGCGTTGTGCAGCCAGTTCGTTGGGTGTGCCCTTGGGCACCTCCTCGGCAGAAATGCGCAGGCGGGCGTCTTGCACCGCCTGCAGCTCGGCCAGGTCGGCCGTGCTGCGGCGGGGAGCGGTCACTGCTGCTGCCGCGCTGGCGGCGGCCTCCAGCCCTGGGCTGGTGTGCGCGGTACCGCGCTTGGGGACTAGGGAGCTGAGCTTGCCTGCGGCCGTGGCCCGCTCCCGCAGGATCTCATCGACGACCTGGTCGGTGCCCACCCTCTTGGCTGCAGCCTTGAGCGCGCGGCGCTGATCCTGCACGCGTTTGGTCTGCATCGCCTTGGCCTTGCTGGCGACTTCGCGGCGGTCCATACCGGTGCGCTCGGGTGCTTCGGCCAGGCAGATGAATTGCTGCTCGTCGCCGCCGAACACATACACCGTGCCCAAGTCATGCTTGAGGGCGTCAAAGCGCACATACACCTCGCGGCCCGCCCATGCCTCCAGCTCAGGCGCAATGAAGTAGGTGCCGTCCAGGCGAATGCCTTTCTTGCCAACTGTGCGGCGGCCGCCGTTCTCCGGGGCCTCGGCCAGCAATACATCCAGCGTGTGTTCGTCGTCAATCACGCGCCGGTCAGCGCAGCCTCGTGCAGCCGCTTCAAATGGCGTAATGCCGCCCAGGCCTTCATGCGGGTTGTGCATGTAGACGTCGTTGATCCAGTTGTCGCAGAAGGCCTGCAAGTCGGCGGCCGTCATGCGCAACTCCACCACCTCGCCACGTTTCATCAGCCGGTCAGCGAAGCTCTTGCGGGCCTCAATGGCGCTGCGCTCGGCGACGTTATGCCCGATGTATCCCGCGCAAAGCTCGACCAGGCTGCGTGTAAAGCTGCCGAAGAAGCGCTCAATGTGCGGTTTGTGCCAGGGCTGGAACGGTGGGCACAACTCCTGCATTTCGCGGCCTGGATCGCTCAGGGCGCTGAAGACCCGGGTGATGTGATGGCTGGTGTAGTCACTGCCGTTGTCTGTCTTCACGCGCTGTGGCACGCCGAAGTCCAGCAGCATGCGGCGTACCAGGGCGGCCACGGCCGTGGCCTTGCTTGTGCGGCTCACGATCAAACGAGGCCAGCGGGTGCCGACGTCGATGCCTCCTATCAGGCTGTAGCGGCCATCTGACAGCAGCAGATCGGCGGGGCTGCTGTCCAGCTCCCACAGCTGGTTCAGTTCGGTGATGCCTTCGCTCTTGGAGCCCAGGGCCAGCATGTAGTTGTTCTTCCATGCATCGGGGTTCGCAATGGCTTGCAATACCTCCGCATTCGCCACACGCCATTCATGCATCCAGCGCTCCAGCGTGCGCATGCTGGGCAGCACAGCCCGGGCTGGCAGGGGGTTTTCAGAGGAGTTGAAGCGGGCTTTCAGGCCCTGCATGACATGCGTCGCTCGCGCATGTGGGTACTGCACCAGCATGGCCTTCACAAACTCCTGCAGCGCTGGTTGCGTGTCCACCAAACCGCTGCCTGCCCGGTTGCCATAAGCACCCGCCAAGGCAGTGATCCCACCCTTTTTGACCTGGGCCTGCCAGCGCTCGATGCTGCTGTCGCTCGTGCTGGGTACAACCAAGCGAACGCTAGGGGGGACTTCAATCGCGCCTGCGTTGTAGGCCAAGGTGAAGGCCGTTCGCGCCTGGTGGGTTGGCAGCCCGGCATCTTTTGCATACAGCGAGAAGGCGCGAATGATCGCCAGCTTGGCGTCCATCCGGGCCTGAGCGGCTGCAGGTAGCTCAGCGGCCTGGCGCAAGCTGCTCTGGGCGCGAGCCTGTGCGGCGCGGGCCTCAAGGCCTCCCCGCAGCGCCAGCCTGGCACCCTCGCTGCGGCCAGCTGCTGCCACCTGCACCTGGGCGGCCAGCGCATCTTGCCCAGCGACCAAGACGTTGGGTTGCTTCCAGGCCAGCGCTGCTCGTGTGGCGGCGGGCAGCTGAGCGACGTCATACAGCTTGCGCATGCCGCCCCGGCCCGGCTCTTCTATATATGACCAGCCCGCTGCTGCGGCGCGGCGAATGACGCCGGACTTGTCTGCAGGCATTTCAGGCAGGCCCGCAAGTTGCGCGGCCGTGACTCGGGCGGTGCTACTCATAGCTCACCGTCCTTGATACCCAGTAGCACAGCGGCGCGATGGGCGATACCTCGGTGACCCTTTGCCTTACCGCTGAGCAAATCACGGACCGTTTGCTGCGGCACGCTGTGCTTGCGGGCCCATCCGGCTACTGACACGCCTTTGCGTGATAGTTCCTTTTTCACATCAGCAGGTGTTTTATTGCGCCTCATCAGCGTTATCCTCGGGGCCAAGCGAAACTAAGTGAAGTAATGCAAGTGAATCCTAGCGAAAACTTTTCACCTCCGCAAGAAGAATCTTCGCTCGCGGATCGCATTCGGTTTGTGTTGCGAGAGAGCGACTTGGAGCAGCAGACCCTTGCTGACTTGATGGGCGTGAAGCTAGACCGGGTGAAGAGCCTGGTGCTCGGCCGGGTGAAGCATTTGCGCGGGGACGAACTGTTCGCGTTGCGCGAAAAGTTGCAATTGCGGCAAGAGTGGTTGGTCAATGGGCAACTGCCGATGCGTGGCGAAGAGCCACCGCCAGACAACCGATTTGCAAACTTGCAGGAGATCGTTGCCCGTAGGCGTGAGGCAGCGGGAGTCGAATGCCCAACGGTGGAGGCAATGCGCGTTCACGGGCAGGAGGGCGGTGAGCAAGACCTATTTCTCTTGCAGGAGTCTGTGAAAGCGACGTCAGAGGAACTGAGGGCGCGAAACATCACCATGCCAGCCGAGACCCGCTTGAGGTTGTATTGGGCTGTCTTCGAGTTGTCTTTACAGGTAGGCCAAGTGAACCGAGCAGCCATCGGCCCCTTGTTGAAGCTTGCAACTCCCAGCTCAAGTGGAAATTAAACGCGATTTAGCGCAAATTCTTCACCTAGCCCATGCATGGGTCGGGGCGAGACTTTTTAAACGCTTGTCGGCCCGTTTAAACGCAAAGCAGGGTGTTTCTTGAGTCCGTTGAGGATCAGGAATTCCGGCAGAGGTCGCAATGCGGCTCAAAAACGAAGAGGGCGAGGCTCAATCGCCCCTCGGTGTACGCACACCGAGTGCGGCTGGCGCGCTGTTGCTGCGAAACCCAGCCCCGATCCACATTGGGAGATTGCGGGCGCGAAATCTAGGTAAAAGTGTTGGCAACCGAAGGGTGCAACTCAGAACTTTTTTGTTCACGCGAACCTGCGTCTAGAATGCTTCGAGCTGGCCTTGCCCCACGGTTTAAGTGCTTTTCAGCGCCTGCCTGAGCCTTTGTTGAGTTTTCGCGCCCGCGAATAGCCGCAGCTCCCGCCGCCCGACAAAGTGGCGGCATGGCAACCCAAACCTCCCAAGCAAATCCCGCTGCAGCTCAAGTTGCGAGCGGTGTTGTGAACCTCGACCAGGTCGAGATTTTCAGGCCCGGCCGACACGTGGCCATGAGCGGCGCGGTCATTGACTTTTCAGCGGCCGACGTGGCCGCCATCGCAGCCAGCTATGACCCCGCTGTGCATGAGGCGCCTCATGTCATCGGCCACCCCAAAACTGATGGCCCGGCCTATGGCTGGGTTCAAAGCCTGGGCGTCAATGAGGCGGGGCGCTTGTGCATCACTGGCTCCCGCCAGGTCGAGCCCGCGTTTGCCGAGCTGGTCGGCGCGGGCCGCTACAAGAAGCGCAGCGCGAGCTTCTACCCGCCCGACCACCCCAGCAATCCCAAGCCCGGCGCGTACTACCTGAAGCATGTCGGCTGGCTGGGCGCCACGCCGCCCTCCGTGAAGGGCCTCGCCGACTTTGCCGCGCCCGAGGCGGGCCTGGTTGAGTTTGCCGACTGGGACGATGAACTGAACGCCAACCTGTGGCGTCGCCTCCGCGAGTGGCTCATCGCCAAGTTCGGCATTGAAGAGGCCGACAAGGTCACCCCGAGTTACGCAGTCGACGAACTGCAGCGCCTGGCGCAGCAGCCCGACGCTGACGAAACGGCCACCGCAACCCCATCCCAACCCACCCCGGCCTATGCCGAAGGAGAGCAAGCAGTGAAAACACTGACCCCGGATCTGACTGCGCGTGCCGCCGAGCTGGATGCTCGCGAAGCGCGCTTGGCCGAACAAGAGGCCGCCCAGGCCGCCGCCGCGAAGGAGCAGCGCAGTGCAGGCATTGCTGCATTTGGCGATGCGATGGTGGCCGAGGGCCGTTGGCTGCCCGCCGAGCGCAAGCGCTGGGTGGAGTTCATGGAGGCCCTGCCTGCTGCGGCCGTGGTCATCGAGTTCGGCGAGGGCGATGCCAAGACCGAAACCCCCGCCCTTGAGGTCTTCCAGGCGGCCATGAAGGCGCTGCCACCTCGCGTCGAATTTGCCGAGCTGGTTCGCAATGAGACCAAGCCCGCCGAGGTCGACATGAAAGACCCGGCCGCCATCACCGCCGCTGCCGTGGCCTTTAGCGAAGCTGAATCCAAGGCTGGCCGCACGGTCAGCTTTGAGCAGGCTGTGCAGCACATCGTCACCACCCACAAGCAAGGCTAACGCCGCAACTCTAGGAACCCACGCAATGGCTATCACTGAATTTCGCAGCTACAGGGCCGAGTCCGGCGTCGAAGGCTATCGCATCGTCAAGCCCGGCACGACCGACCTAAGCGTCGTCAAGGCCACTGGCCCCACTGACAAGATCATCGGCACCGCCGACAGCCTCGACAAGGTCGCAGGCGAGATGGTCGATTGCGGCGTGGGCGATGTGCATGAAGTCCGTCTGGGCGGCACCGTTACGCGGGGTGACGCACTCACCAGCGATGCCAACGCCAAGGCGGTGGCAACCACGACCGTCGGCCACCGCGTCATCGGCTTCGCTGAAGTGTCTGGCGTCGCGGATGACGTCATCACCTACCTCCGCTCGCCGCACGTGCTCTGAGCACCGGCGCCTAAACCTCAACCCAAACAGGATTCAAAGACATGGCCGCTACGCCGTTCATCATCGTCCCTGAACTCACCGCCATTGCGGTGGCTTACCGTCAGCCCAATTTCATCGCCGACCTGGTTCTGCCCCGCGTGCCCGTTGGCACCAAGGCCTTCCGCTGGCAAAAGTACGCCTTGGGCGAGGCGTTCACGGTGCCCGAAACCCAGGTGGGCCGCAAAGGCAGCCCGCAGCAGATCGACTTTGCCAGCACCGAAGTTAACGACGCCGTTGTTGACCATGCGCTGGATTCGCCCGTGCCCAATGACGATATCAGTCAATGGGAGGCCGCTCACGCCGCTGGTATGACTGGCGCTCCGAACCCGCTGTTCCGTGCCACCAGCTTGACTACTCAACTGGTGCAAACCCGTCGTGAGTTCCGCGCTGCCAACTTGGTCTTCAACCCGGCGAACTATGGCGCCAACAACAAGCTGAGCTTGGCTGGCACCAGCCAATGGTCCGACTTCACCAACAGCAACCCTCAGAACGATATCGCCCTGGCACTCGACAGCATGGTGATGCGCCCCAACATTGCGGTGTTTGGCCGGGCGACCTGGTCGGTGCTGAGCCGCCATCCGAAGTTGTGCCAGGCGATCTTCCATAACAACACCAACGCGGGCTTGGTCAGCCGACAGCAATTCGCTGATCTGTTCGAGCTGGACGAAGTGATTGTGGGCGACGCCTTCTTCAATACGGCGGCCAAGGGCCAGCCCGCAGTGGTGACACGCCTGTGGGGCAAGCAGGCAGCGTTCCTGCACCGCAATATGCAGGCCGACACTGACTTCGGTATCACCTTCGGCATGACGGCTCAGTTCGGCGGCGCCGTCGCGGGCACGATTGAAGACAGCGATATCGGCATGAAGGGCGGCAAGCGCGTGCGCTCCGGTGAGTCCGTCAAAGAGCTGATCACGGCCAACGACCTGGGCTTCCTATTCTCCAACGCAGTGGCCTGATCCATCGGCCCCAACTAAATCGGAGTAACCGACATGGCAACGAAGAGAAAAGAAGGCGCTGCTAGCACCGAGCCCAGGAAGACGTATGACGTGGTGGCACAGCTGCGCTTCGACGGTGAGGACTACGCCGATGGTGAAACGGTCGATCTGACTGAGAGCGAAGCCAAGCCGCTGCTTGGACATACCGTGAAGCCTCTGAAGCCAGACCAGTCCTCTGAAGGCTAACTGAATACACCACCGAAGGCGATGACGAGGATCCTCATGCTGCAGTGAGGCCTCGGAGCCAGGCCTGCAGCTCAACCGCAAATCTCAGGCCGGGTTCTTTTGCGGGGATCGTGTCAAGACCTGTCGAGCAGCATCGGTTGCTTGCGGAAAGCCCGGCCCCTTTTGTTTTGAACTTGTTTTGAGGACTCCGCAATGTCAATCCGTTTGAACCGTGGGCAGAAGATCAATGGCGTGGACTACCCGGCGGGCATTGCCATTGTGGGCCTTGACAAAGAAGTGGAGGCGCTGGCGAGCCAGGGCGGCGGCGCGACGTCTGTCAACCTAGCCGTCGTGGACGCGTCTTCGGTGTCGGGGAGTGGGATTCCCTCGTCAGCACGGACGGCACCCCTCAAGATGGCCATCGGCTTTGACTCCATCTCAGCAGCCGGCGCATTGCTGCATCCCATTCCGTTTGCTGGATATGAACTGGGGCTGTATCAAAACCCTCTGGTTACAACGAACCTCAACGCCACTACCACATCCAGCTTTGTGATGAGTGCCGCTGCAGATGGATTCTGCGGGGTGAATGACACGGTGACTCTGGCATTCGATGGCGTCAAGGCCATGACAGTTAACGTCGCCGGTGAAGGCGCAGGATTGCCTGTAGACGTCACTGGGGGGGGATTCTTCCGTCTCGTTTCTGGCGGGGGCGTCAAGGGCGCTTGCGTGCAAGTCCGTTGGGATCCGCGTGCGGGCACGCGTCCCGGCGCAGTTTCCGACACCACTGCCTCCAACCTCGGTCAGCGCACTAAGTCCCTTCTAAATGCCAGCGCTTGGTGTGCTCCTGCGATGGCAATGAACGGATTTGATAGCCTGCAAATTCGCAACTACGGAATTCCGGGCGATACAACGACCGACGTCAAGAACCGAATTGCTCAGATCACGGCATGGGCGCCTGATGTCGTGATGATGCTAGTTGGCATCAACAACTACTCCTCGCCAACTGCACCGGCCGAAGTGCTGGATCTCGTTGCAGCGTTCAATGCTGCGGGCGCGTTTGTTTTGATCACGACGACACTGCCTTCAGCGATTGCGACAACGGCCTTGGCCAAGGCCTACGCCAATCTGGTGACCACAATTAAAAACCTGGCGCGCAGCGGCTCGTATCGCTGCCAAGTGTTTGATGGCGCAAGCCTCATGGCATCCCCGACCGTGGCGATAGGCAACGGTGTAGTGAACGCGGCGTATTACCGCACTGACTACCTACATCCAAATTTGTTGGGCACCATTCAAGGCCTTGGCCCGAAGCTCACGCAAGCCATTGCTAGGGTTATTCCTCCGACTCGCCCAGCGCTTTCTAGTGCACTTGACGTTTATGACGCCGCAGTAAACCCATCTGGCAACCTGTTGGGCACCAAGGGCATGTTTGCCGGTACTACCGGTACCTTTGGCCTTACTCCGGCGCCAACAGGTCAACTTGGTACTGGCTGGATTGATGGGAACTCAGGGGCATTCCCATTCACTTCGGTCGTCTACACCGCTGCCGATTCAGGGTCGCCAATTCCACGCACTGATGGCTTACCAGGCAACTGGAATCGGGTGGTGGCGACCAATGCGGTAGGCGGTTCAGCAGTACGCCAGGTTTACACACCGTTGACTGGGCTAGCTCCGGGCGTGAAGTTCCGGTTGCACTTCACATGCCGCGTTTCGTCAGCGACTTTGGTGAACCGGCTTGAGGCATATGTGCAACTGACCTGCAGCACGAACGGAACGGCCTACAACCGGGCTCTGTCGCTACCTGGAACGGCGGGGATGATCTCTGGTGCTCTTGCTGACTCTGGCGCGATGTACTGGTCAAGCGACGTTATGCAGTGCCCCGCAGATATGACTGCCGCTTTCTTCGCCTTTGAGTACGGCTGCGCATCGACCGGATCAATAACGTTCGACTGGGCTGACGCCAAGGTCGAAATTGTTCCCTGATCTGGATCGAAAGCCATGCCTTACATCGCCACTCAATCCCTCATCGACCGCTTCGGCCTCGACGAGTTGATTCAGATCACGCACCCCACCGACCCAACGGCAGAAGCGGTCAACATCACCCGCACCGATGATGCGATTGCGGATATCGACGCGTTGATAGACGCCAAGCTTCAGCCCCGCTACAGCTTGCCGCTTGCCAGCGTGCCCCGGGTGCTGAGCAACATCGCTTGCGACCTGGTTCGTGCTCGCTTGTACGAAGACCGCATCACCGATCATGTGGCCGACCGTGAGCGAGCCGCGATGAAGTTGCTGGATCAAATCGCTGACGGCAAGGTGAGCCTGGGCCTGGACGATTCGGCCCAACCTACGCCTACCACCGGTGGTCCTCAGTTCACGACGCCAACGCAAGCCGTGTTCACAGCTACGAGCTTGAGTGACTACGCGCCATGACCGAGGACGTCATTTCAGCAACCGAGGACGCGCTGCTGGCAGCGCTGACTCAGGCCTTGGAAGGCACCAAGGTGCGTACCGATAGCCTGCCGGGTGACTGGGACGACGACATGCTCAAACGAATGCTGTCGATCGCGCCTTGTGTCCTGGTGGCCTTTGCTGGCGGCGGGGCAAAAAACGTGGGAGTGGCTGAGCCGGTGATTGATGGCCAATGGCTTGTCTACGTAGTGACTTCTCACCCTAGCGGTCAGGCGGCGCGGCGTCGCGGCAATAAGCAGGCGGTCGGAGCCTACGAGCTGCTTTGCCGCACTGTCGTACCTGTGCTTCATGGCCTTACGGTACCGAACATCGGAACCTTGATTTTGAACCGGATTGAAAACCTGTTCACGGGCACAGTTGAGCGGCAAGGACTGGCGGTCTACGCCTGTGCATTCAGCTTGCCAATGCCGTTTGACTTGTCTGGTGAAGCGACAGGCCTGGCCGATTTCCTGACCCTTGTTGCGCAGTACGACATTCCGGCACATGACTCGGCTACCGAACACCAAAAGTGGCTGGATGGCGATTACAGCTCTAGCAAACCTGATGCTTCCGACTCTGTTGCTTTGCCAAATCAACCCTGAAGAAAGTGACTATGACAAGCGACCCTAACGTCATGCTGTTTCGCATCGTCCCGGCCGTGCCTGGCCTGGTCGTGCGGGATCCCATTACCCGCGAACCTTTGATCGCCGATGGCGAGGTGAAGCCGATGAGCACTTACTGGACCCGCCGCCAGGCGGACGGTGACGTGCTGGTGGCTCCCATCGAACCGGCTCAACCCAAATCCTCTGCCAACAACAAGGCCTGATCATGTCCATCAGCTTCAACGCGATCCCTATCAACATCCGCACACCGGGTCAGTACATCGAGTTCGACAACTCGCGTGCGGTGCAGGGCCTGCCCGCTATCCGCCACAAGATCCTGGTGGTGGGCCAGCGCCTGCCCGGCAGCAGCGTGGCGGCCGGTGTGCCGGTGCGCATCTTGAGCGCGGCCCAGGGCGAGGATGCCTTTGGACGCGGCAGCATGCTGGCCGCGATGCTCAATGCGCTGAAGGCCGCAAACAGCTATACCGAGTGCTGGGCAGTTGCCCTCGATGACAACCCTGCTGGCGCGGCGGCTACCGGCACGATCACCTTGAGCGGTAGCCCTACTGAGGCGGGCACGCTGAACGCCTACATTGGTGGGCAGCTGGTACAGGTTGGCGTGATGAGTGCTGCCACAACGGGCAGCCTGGCTACGGCCTTGGGTGCAGCTGTGAATGCGGACACCACGCTGCCGGTGACGGCCGCCGTGGTCGGCAGCGTGGTGACATTGACTGCCAAGCACAAGGGCGAGGTGCAGAGCGCACTCGATGTGCGGCTGAACTACTTCAGCGGCGAGCGCACGCCCAAGGGCTTGACTTCGGCCGTGGTCCCGATGAGTGGCGGCAGTGCCAACCCGGATCTGCAGGCGATGATCAGCGCCATTGGCGACGAGCAGTACCACACCATCATCCAGCCCTATACCGACGCTTCCAACCTGGGCAAGCTGGAGACTATGCTGGCCCAACGCTTTGGGCCGCTGGTGCAGAAGGAGGGCCAGGCCTTCACCGCAGTGTCCGGCTCGCATGCCACTTGCACCACGCTGGGCAGCACGCGCAACAGTCCTCACGTGAGCATCCTGGGTGCGGGGCGAAGCCCATCGCCAAGCTATGTGTGGGCCGCTGTGGCGGGTGCAGTGGACGCCTATGAGCCTGACCCCGCCCGCCCGCGCCAAACGCTGCTCTTGCCCGGTTTGCTGGCCCCTGTGATCGCTGACCGCTGGACGCGCGACGAGCGCAACCTGGCGCTGTTTGATGGCATCAGCACAACGGTGGTGGATGCGGGTGGTCAGGTGCTGATCGAGCGGCTGATCACCACGTACCAGAGCAACGCGTTCGGCGTGGCCGATGTGAGCTATCTGGACATTGAAACGCTGCGCACCATTGCCTACCTGCGCTACACCGTCCGGGCCCGCATCGCGCAAAAGTTCCCCCGCCACAAGTTGGCTGATGACGGCACCAACTATGGCAACGGCCAGGCCATCGTGACGCCGAACGTGATTCGCGCTGAGCTTGTGAGCCTGTTCATGGACTGGATGGACGCGGGCTTGGCGGAGAACCTGGAGCAGTTCAAGCGCGACCTGATCGTGCAGCGCAGCAGCACCGATGCGAACCGTGTCGACGCCATCATCCCCCCTGATGTGGTCAACCAGTTCCGCGTCTTTGCGGCTCAGGTTCAGTTCAGGCTCTAACTCAATTTGGCTTCGGCTTTCTAACCGATGCGAAGGGACAAGACATGGCGATCCGAATGACCATATGCAACAACGAAGCACCGGGCGAGGCAGCTCGCCTGGCGGTGACGGTGGTGACTGTGGGTGAAGCTGATGCGAGCGAGCAAAAGCGCGTGCTGGGGCCTGGTGAGAGCGTTGAAGTCAGCGTCGGCCAGGGCCAGTTTGTGATGGTTGACGACAAGGAGGCCTGAGATGGGCGGAATGACGCATTCGATGGCGTACATCAAAACCGATGGTGCGCTGCTCAACTCGATGCCGGGTGCCAAGCTGGATCTGGGCGGCAAGACCCGCGAGCCGGTGATTGGCGGCAATAGCATCTTGGGTTATGCCGAGAAGATCAAGCCCAGCTCGCTGGAGTGCGAGATATCGCTGAGCCAGGGCACCAGCTTGGCCGCGTTGCAAAAGATCGTCAACGCTACGGTCACGTATGAAGCCGATACCGGCCAGACCTACGTCATTCGCAACGCGTTTGTAACTGAAACCCTTAGCGTCACGGCTGGCGAGGGTGGCAAGGTGGCACTGAAGTTTTCTGGCGATCCGGCCGAGGAGATGGGCGTATGAGTGGCGTTGCAGCAGAACCGGTGGTTTACCCACTCAAGTACCCGGTGGAACTGAGGAACCGTGATGGTGCGGTAGTTGAGACCGTGACTGAGCTGACCTTCAAGCGATTGAACGGCGGCGATGCGCGCAAGGCCCTGAATGCCAAAGACAAGGGCATGGGCGAAATGGTGATGGTGCTGGTGTGCGCCAGCGCTGGCATCCCGCCCAGCACGTTCGACAAGATGGACGCCGAGGACGTCTTCAAGGCCCAGGACATTGCCTCGGATTTTTTCGGCTTGTCCCTGCCAACCTGACCGAACTAATGGCCGACCTGGCCTATGCATTCCACTGGCAACCCAGTGAGCTGGCGATGCTTCAGGTGGATGAGTTGATGGAGTGGCATGAGCAGGCGGTGCGTATCAACCGAGAACTCAACAAAGCACCATGAGCTAGCGCGCTGACTGGGCGCGCTTTTTACTCCAAGCGAGGCAAGACCCCATGACGATGAAGCTGCAGTTTGTAATTGAGGCGGTTGACAAGGCCACCTCCAAGCTGGGCGCCATCAACAAGGCGGTGGATGCAACGGTGGATCGTGTCACGCTCCCGGCCCGCAAGCTGCGCGCCAGCATCAACAACATGGTCGCCGAGAGTGGCTATGACAAAGTCAGCTCGGCTTGGAAGGGTTTGAAAGAGCAGGTCACGAAGCTGCCAATGGTGGCCGCCATCTCTCTCGGTGGTGCATTCGCCGTGATGCACCAGACGATTGAAGAGATTGATCGCACGGTCGACGTAAGCAAGAAGCTCAACATTCCCATCCAGCAGTTCCAACGCCTTGGCTTCGCAGCAAGTGTGAATGGCAGCAGCGTAGAAGACATGGGCACCAGCCTGCAGTTCTTGAGCCAAAACATGGTGGAGGCGATTGGCGGCAGCAAAGAGGCAGCGATGTGGTTTGCGCGCGTGGGCATACCTGTTGCCCAGCTCAAGAAAATGAATGTCGTGCAGGTGTTTGAAGCCATCGCCGACAAGTTCGAGAAGGTGGGGGACGCTGGACAGAACGCTGAGAAGAAGATCGCGCTGACGCGGGCGCTGATGGGCCGTGGTGGTGCCGAGCAGATCCAGATGCTGAACCAGGGCAGCAAGTCGCTCAAGCAGTACTACGACGAGGCCGACAAGTTCGGCACATTGAACGAGAAGCAAGCCGCTGAGTTCAAGGAAACGGCTGACAACTTCAAGCGCTTTGAAGCCTCATTGAAGGGCCTTCTCGCAACCGTTACAGCAGCGGCCTTGCCTGGCATGGACAAGATGCTGGAGAAGGTCTCCAACATGAACGTCGAGAGCCGCAAGGAGCTGGGCGACAAGATCGGCAAGATGCTCAGCGCCATCATTGAAAAGATGCCCAAGGTTCTTCAGTCGCTGGGTCAGATTAGCAAGGGTGTGGTGATGCTGGTCACCGTGATGGATTGGCTGGCACAGAAGTTCGGCGGCTGGGATGTGTTGATCGTAGGCTTCTCTTCCGTGATGGTGGCGAAGGGGGCTTGGGCGGTGTACGAGGTCGTGAAGGCGGTAGGCATCTTGAGCGGGGCCATGCTGGTGACGCCGTTTGGTTGGTTCTTGCTGGCCGTGGCAGCCATTGCAACGGCGGCGTATCAGCTCTATAGGAACTTCGACCTGGTCGTGCAGAAGCTGCACCAGTTGAAGGACGCCATGCCCAAGTGGATGACCGACCGAGACAACTGGTTGGTGCTCAAGCTGCTGCCGGATATCCAGCTGCCCGCAGGGCCTAGCGCTGCTGCGGCCGCAGCCTCGGCTGTGCCTGGCAACGCTGCGAAGACGGCTGCTGCGGCCGGGGCATCACCTTTCAGGCCTGAGCTGGGCGGGACTTTGCGTATTGAGTTCGACGCCAACGGCCAGCCTCGCGTTCGCGAGCTGCAGAAGAACCCGGGCAGCGCGCTGAACTTTGACGTCTACACCGGGCCATCATTGGCATTCCCATGAGCTGGCGCGATCAACTTCAGGCAGCATCGTTTCGCGGTGTGCCTTTTTTTGTAGATAGCCATGAGGCGAATTTGGGCCGCCGCGTGCATGTGCATGAGTTCCCGTTGCGGGACAAGCCATTTGCCGAGGATCTGGGCCGTAAGGCGCGCAATCTGACCATCCAAGCGTTTGTGTTGGGTAGCAGCTATATGACGGTGCGGGACCGACTGGTGGCTGCAATTGAGAAGTCTGGACCTGGCCTTCTTGTGCACCCTTATCTCGGTGAGCTGCAATGCACGGTTCTTGAGTGCAAGGTGTCCGAGTCCACTGCCGAGGGCGGCCTGGCTCGGTTTGCCCTGACGCTGGTTGAAGCAGGCGATGCGGCTTTCCCATCGACCGCGCCCAGCACCACTGCAACTGTCGTGGCCACCGCAGAACAAGCTTCAACATCGGCCGTGGAAAATTTCAACAAGCGGCATTCGGTGGCGGGCAAGCCCGCGTTCGTCGCAGCAGCTTCAGGTGGCATCTTCAAAGGTGCGTTGTCAGGCATTCAATCGGCTGTGAGCCTTGTGAGGGGTGCTGCTGACCAGGTCGCTGCGTTGCAACGTGATGTGGATGCGGCGAAGCGCGATTGGGTCACCCTGATCTACGCCCCCGCCAGTGCCTCGCAAGCCCTGCTGGCGGCCATCAAGCAACTGGTGCGGGGGGTAGCTAGCACTCCGGAAGACTCGCTATCCCTGGCGCGTGTGCTGTATCGCTTCGGTGACACGTTACCGGACGTCAAGCCGAGCACGACGAGTCGCAAGGCCCAGGCTAACAACCAACTGGAGTTGCTGCGCCTGGTGCATGTCGTGGCGGCAGCGGAAGGTGCGCGAGCAACTGCGGGGCTGGACTTTGCGAGCTATCAAGACGCAATCAAGGCCCGTGATGAGATCACCGCAACGCTGGACGACGTGTTGTTGGCTGACGGCGTACCTGATGACTTGTTCGACGCTTTGCGGGGTTTGCGCTCAGCCGTCGTGCGTGATGTGACGACGCGCGGCGCCAACTTGGCCCGGGTGGTCAGTTGGACACCAGCTGTCACCGCCCCTTCTTTGGCCTTGGCTCAGCAGCTTTATGCAGACGGCCGCCGTGAGGGCGAGTTGGTCGCTCGGAACCGGGTGCGTCACCCTTTGTTCGTGGCTGGCTCTGTACCGCTAGAGGTGCTGGCTGATGAGTAAGAGTGCGGGTCTGGAGCTGCTGGTGGGCGCGCGAGCTTATGCGGGCTGGAAGAGCATTAGCGTGCAGCGAAGCATGGAGCAATGCGCAGGTAGTTTTAGGCTGGGTGTGTCGGAGCGCTGGAATGTTCTGGAGCCGGTTCAAGAGGTCCGGGCCGGCCAGAGTTGCGAGCTGCAGATCGATGGTGAGACGGTGATCACGGGTTATGTCGACCAAGTCGAGATGACCATCGGTGATGAAGAACACGCCGTTGAGCTGACTGGCCGAGACAAGACTGCCGACCTGGTGGACTGCAGTGCGATTCGTAAGGCGGGCCAATGGCGCGGCTTGCATATCGAACAAATTGCGACCGAGCTGGCCAAGCCCTTTGGCGTGTCGGTTTCGGCCCAGGTGGATACGGGCAAGCCGCTGACCTCTTTTGCTCTGCAAGAGGGCGAGACGGTGTTTGATGCGATGGTCCGTGCTGCGCGCATTCGTGGCCTTCTGCTTGTCACAGACGGTCGGGGAGGCTTGGTGATCACGCGGGCCGGAACTGAGCGCATTGCGACCCCGCTTGTGCTTGGTAGCAATTTGCTGAAGGCCAGCGTGAAGGTTGACATGCGGGATCGGCATAGCGAATACCTGCTGAAGGGTCAGGCGCCTGGCAGCGACTTCTTCAATGCGGCTGCAGCTGCCCATGTTTTCGCTCGGGCGAAAGACCCTGGGGTGGGTCGATATCGGCCGTTGATCATCACGGCCGATAGCCCCGACATTGCAGCGACGCTGGCTCAGCGAGCCAGTTGGGAGGCCAATGTGCGGATGGCAAGGTCGCTCGCCGTTGAGGTGACGGTGCAGGGTTGGCGGCATGCTGATGGGCTTTGGATGCCAAATCGCCTGGTGCATGTCGACGCGCAGGCCTTGCATCTGGCGGATGACTTGTTGATCTCAAGCGTCGAGTACTCGCTTTCGGACGAAGGTGGCACAACAACAAAGATGGGGTTGACCCGTGCCGATGCATTCAAGGTGCTGCCCATCAAGAACAACGACTTGGGCGCTGGTTATTGGTCGCTCCCACCCAAGGGAGCAAAGTGATGCAGGCTTTTCAACGCATGCTGCGGCCATTGACTCAGCGCATCCAGCTGATGGTGGGCCGCGCTGTCTTGCAGCTGGTGGATGACTCCACCAAGCTGCAGTCAGTGCAGATCATGCTTTTGGCTGATGAGCTGCGCGACCAGGTGGAGCGGTTTCAGAACTATGGCTTCACCTCGGTGCCTTTGCCGGGCGCCGAGGCGGTTGCGGTGGCAGTGGCAGGCAATCGAGACCATGCGCTGGTGATCGCGGTGGACGACCGGCGCTATCGACTCAAGGGCTTGGCATCAGGTGAGGTTGCGATCTACACCGACGAGGGCGACAAGGTCCACATCAAACGCGGGGGCACGATTGAGGTGGTGGCCGCCACGCGGGTCTACGTCAGCTCGCCGCTGGTGGAGTGCAGCGGCGACATGACCGTGCATGGAAAGCTGCTGGTCGACGGCAATATTGATTCGGGCGCCACGATCACCGCCGAGGACGATGTGCGCGACCAAGGCGGTACCAAGACTATGCGCGGCATGCGCGACGCGTTCAACCCGCACAAGCACGGCACAGGCCCTGGGCCGGATCGGAGCATGTGAGATGAGTGATATCCGAACAGCCTGGCGCGACTTTGGCGGCGAGTGGCAGGTCTCAGGGCCATCGCTGGCTGACGACGATGGGCTGCAGACCGCTGTGGTGCTGAGCTTGTTTACTGATCGCGTGGCTGCTGCCGGTGAGACCGCGCAGACTAGCTGGCGCGGCTGGTGGGGTGACGCTTACCCCGAGGTGGAGGGCGACAAGATCGGCTCCCGGCTGTGGGAGCTGGCGCGCGAGAAACGCTTGCCGTCAGTTTTGGGCCGGGCCGAGCTGTATGCGCGTGAAGCCTTGCAGTGGTTGGTTGATGACGGTATCGCTTCAGACGTCGATGTGAGCGCTGAGCTGCTGGGAACTGTGGTTCTGGGTCTGTCGATCAGCATCAAACGGAGTACCAAGCCCGTTGTGCAATTTCGTTTTGAATCGTTTTGGAAGGGGCAATAAATGCCATTTGCACGACCAACACTGCCCGACTTGATCGCGCGCGCATCAGCGGATATTGAGGCGGCTTTGCCGGGCACTGACGCCCGACTGCGGCGCAGCAACCTGGCGGTGCTAAGCCGGATGCATGCGGGCGCGCTTCACGGCGTGTATGGCTATTTGGACTGGCTGGCTGCCCAGTTGATGGTGGATACCGCTGAGACTGTGTTCTTGGATCGCTATGCGGGCATCTGGGGCGTTTTTCGGGTGCCTGCTAGCTTTGCTACCGGGACAGTATCGATTACAGGAACCAGCGGCGTTGTAGTGCCTTCTGGCGTTGTTTTGCAGCGTAGCGATGGGGCACAGTACGCCAGCACTGCCGACGTGACTGTTGTGGGCGGTGTGGCGTTGATTCCAGTCGCGGCCGTGGTGGCCGGTGCGGATGGGAACGGCGATGCGGGCACGCAGATGGGGTTTGTGCAGCCCGTAGGCGGTGTAGCCAGCGCGGGTGTCGTGGCTGCTGGTGGACTGGTTCAAGGCGCTGATCGGGAGCAGGACGAAGCCCTGCGCCAACGCATCTTGCAACGCATCCAGCAGCCGCCGATGGGCGGTAGCAAGTCTGACTATGTGGCCTGGGCTTTGCAGGTGCCCGGCGTGACGCGTGCCTGGTGCTACCCGCTGGAGAACGGGCCTGGCACGGTGGTGCTCCGATTTGTTCGTGACGGCGATGAGTCGTTGATCCCTGATGCGAGCGAGGTGGATGCCGTGCAGGCCTACGTTGACGACTTGCGGCCGGTGTGCGCGCAAGTGAGTGTGCAGGCGCCTGTGGCCGTGCCGCTGAATATGACCATCACGCTCACGCCGAACACTGCGGCGGTACGCGCAGCTGTAACAGCAGAGCTGGCTGATGTGTTGCAGCGCGAGGCCTTGCCGGGTGGAACGATTTTACTGAGCCACTTACGCGAGGCGATCAGCGTGGCGGCGGGTGAGTCCAACAATGTGTTGGTGACACCTACAAATGATGTGGTGTATGGCGCGGGCCAAATGCCGGTGCTTGGCGTGATTACCTGGAGCTGATGCGATGACGGCTGTTCGACGACTGACCGAAGGGCAAGGGCTGCAGCTGGTTGAAGATGCGGTTCAGCAGCGTCTGACGGCAAGCGTTCGGCGCGACGTGGTTGCCTACCTGAGTGACCTGCTGGATGGGGCGCGGCCTGACCGGGCTGCAGGATCGGTTGCGTTCAACCCGCTGATGAACTATCCGGCAGGCACTGTTGGGGCGCGGATCAAATCCATCATCACCGGCATTGGGGAAGGCCAGCCCTGGGCTGACGTCAATGCCCTACTGCTTGATCTGCAGGGGCTCTTGGGCGAGAGCGTGCTGACGAATGAACTTCTTGCTCGCATTGCCTTGGTTGACGATCCGGCGACTGGGTTGGTGACGAAAGTCTCGGATCTTCAAGAGGTCTTTGGGACGACAACCTCTGCAGCTCAGTCGGCTATCGACGCGGCCAATGCTCAGGCGGCGGCGGCCAGCAGCCAGGCAGCAGCTCTTCAAGCTGCCAATGAAGCTTCTGTTCGAGCTGGCGAGGCCCTTGAAAGCAAAACTTCCGCTGCCAATAGCGCCACGACAGCGACGACCGCTGCGGGCAACGCAACGGTTTCAGCTGATGCTGCTGCGACTTCTGCAACCAGTGCGAATGGCTCAGCTGCTACGGCGACCAACAAGGCCACCGTTGCGACTTCAGCCGCCACGTCAGCAGCGAACTCGGCCAGCGCAGCATCCTCATCCGAGACGAGCGCGGCGAGTTCAGCGACGAGTGCGGGAACCTCGGCGGCTGCAGCCAACAGCAGCAAGTTGGCCGCCTCGACGTCCGCCTCCAATGCATCGCTCTCAGCGGACTCTGCGGCCAGCTCGGCGACTAGTGCGAGTGGGTCTGCATCAACCGCAACCACCAAAGCGACTTTGGCTGCGAACAGCGCTACTGCAGCGGGTAACTCAGCAACGGCTGCCGCTTCCTCGCAATCAAGTGCTGCGACGTCTGCGACTGCGGCCGCGACCTCTGCCACTGCGGCCAACAGCAGCAAGCTGTCAGCCGAGACGGCCGCTAGCAATGCGAGCACCTCGGCTTCACAGGCTGCGACTTCAGCTACGAGTGCGAGTGGCTCAGCATCGACTGCGACGACAAAGGCGGATCTAGCTGCATCGTCGGCTAGCGCTGCTCAAGGAAGTGCGACGGCCGCAGCGAGTTCAGCAAGCGTTGCTTCAACGAAAGCTGGGGAGGCGTCAAGCTCCGCCACGTCGGCGAGTACTTCTGCGAACACGGCAACCACAAAGGCTGGGGAGGCGCTCAGCTATCGCAATGATGCTGCGACCAGCGCGTCAAACGCCTCTAGTTCGGCTTCTTCTGCGTCGACTGCGGCTGGGGCGGCGGCGACCTCATCTTCAGCTGCCGCAGGTAGTGCTACGGCCGCTTCTGGCTATGCATCGACTGCGTCAACCAAGGCTGGTGAAGCTGCAAATTCTGCTTCAGCAGCGGCTACCTACTACAGCAACACGGTGGCCGCGACAGGGACTTTGAGCGGGCAGGTTTCCGCGCTGTCGACAGTCGTAGCCGGGCCGGGTGGCGTGACCTCTCAGTTTGTTCTGAAGACTGTCGCTACGCGGTCAGACGGCCGGTCAATCTTCGGTGCAATGGGTCTTGCATCAACTGCCCCTAACGATTCATCCGGTGGAAGCTCTGAAGTCCTGCTGATGGCTGATCGGATTGTGTTCGTGGCTAGCAGCCAGCCGGATGCGCCACCCGTCAACATGATGGTTCTTGGGACTGTGAATGGTGTCGCTACGCTGGTTGTTCCGGCCTCGCGAATTGGTGACCTTGCTGTCAACACTTTCCATATTGCAAATAACGCTGTGACAGTGCCTCTTGGCGCATCACTTTCCTCGGACTGGGTGATTCCTAGTTCGAGTGGTGAGTACACCTTGCTCAATGCGGGTTACATCGATACCGGCGGGGCTCCTCTTTTCGTGCTTTTCAACTGTGCATGTCAGACGGTTGGCGACTCGATGTTCAGCTCCGACTTCACGATCCGGGTCAAGGTGAACGGCACCGTTGTTGCGCAGGCTATCGCAACAGCGGCGCCCTCGGTCTACTTGCAAATTCCCGTCAGTGTTAGTCGGTATGTGCCTTCGCCTGGAGGTGGGCCGCTCAACGTTGTCGTGACGGTGCAGGGATCTGGCAATGGTGGCTCATTCACCGCCTTTGCAAATCAACGCGGTGGCACTTCCATGTTGGTGATCGGAACGAAGAAATGAAGACCTATGCACTTGTGCGCCCGGACGGCGTTGTTCAACAGTTCATTGAGTCATGCGACGAAGAGTTGCCAGCGACTTTGGATGGGCTGGAGGTGGTTGAGTACGAAGGCAAGATTAGGCACGGTTTGATGTACTCGGAAGGCGCCTTTTTTTCTCCTGAAGCATTGCCTTCGGCTCCGATTTCAGACGAGGTATTGGCATTGCGAGTGAGGGCTCAACGGAGTGCGGCAATTGCGGCATCGGACTGGACTCAACTACCTGACAACGCGTTGACTGCTGCTCAAAAAAGTGCATGGGCTAATTACAGGCAAGCCCTTCGTGATCTTCCGCAGCAAAGTGGGTTCCCTCATGTCGCCTTTCCGGCAGCTCCTAGTTTCTGAATATCGTGCGCGAGTATGACTATCTTTATGTCACCAGCGAGAGCGGGTTGCCGCTCATGTGGGGCTCTGCATACCTGATCTGGGAAACAAACATGCTGCAGCAACTGCGTGATCAATTTGGGCTGGTGCGACATTCGCAGGCCGAGTTCCAGGAGGCCTTGGCTGCGCTTCTTCCAAGTGGGTTAGCGTGGCCCCGCGAGGCCGAGTCGGTGTTGATGCGGTTCTTGGGTGGACTTGCCGCTGAGTTTGAGCGGCTGGACGCCCGCGCGGCTTTGCTGCTCGCTGAAACTGATCCGGCCAGTACGGCAGAAATGCTGCCGGATTGGGAGCGTGTAGTTGGGCTGCCCGATCCTTGTGTGACTACCTCTCAGACTGTTGCTGAGCGGCGCCTGGCGCTTGAGGGGCGATTGACTGCGGTGGGCGGTCAGTCTCGGCGCTTCTTCATTGAGTTGGCTTCGAGGCTTGGCTACACCATCACCATCGACGAGTTCAAGTCAGCTGCAGCTGCAGCTGCTGCGGGCATTGTGTTCACAGGTGATGAGTGGGCGCATATCTGGCGGGTCAATGTGCCGACGACTGTTGCTGTGACTCCATTTCGGGCTGGAGCCGGTGCTGCCGGTGAACCTTTGCGCGTGTGGAGTAACGAGGTGATCGAGTGCCAATTCAATCGCTATAAGCCAGCCCATACGCGGGTTTTGTTTGCCTATCACGCCTGAACTTGCAGGCCCTTTGAACGGAGTTTGACCATGCATCGAATTGACGGCCCAGCGGCAGTACCTGGCGGCCATTTCACTGAAGGCGACCCGAATGTTGGAACGCCTGCGACAGTGGTTACTGCCGCGTTCTTGAATGCGGTTCAAGATGAGATTTGCAACGTTATCGAAGCCACTGGCACTGGGCTGAGTAAGCCGTCTAACGATCAGCTTTTGAAGGCGATTCAAAGCCTGCTTGCAGCGTCGATCCCCGCAGGGTTGATTTCAGCCTTTGGTACTGCAACGGCCCCAAGTGGCTGGCTGGTTTGTGATGGGTCCGTCGTTAGCAAGGCCGTCTATCCTGCCTTGTTCAACGCCATTGGGCGTGCTTGGGGGGCTGGTGACGGCGTGAACACCTTTGCGCTGCCTGACCTGCGCGGCGAGTTCTTGCGTGGCGTTGATGCCGGGCGTGGGGTGGATGCGGGCCGGTCCCTGGCTTCAACTCAACTCGGTCAAGTCCAGCAGCACAAGCACATCATGCCGTGGGGCGAGCATGGTTACGGCGGCTTCAGTACGTTTGGTGCGACGAACACTCAGCACCACCAAGGCTCCAGTTCGACCGATGATGACAACTATTGGGGTCACACGAATGACGGCGGTGACTACGATGGACAGGTCAATCCGGCTGGAGTGGTTGGTAATGAAACACGGCCGCGCAACGTTGCTGTGCTGTACTGCATCAAGATTTAA